CTTGACTGTGATGTGTTCCTTGACGGTGGTATCGGTGGTTCTATCGCCCCTAATCGCATGTACTTCATCAATTCGAAGTTCATGTTCCTGCGCCCACACTCGCAGCGCAACTTTGTGCCAATCGGCGGCGACCGTCAATCCGTCAATCAGGATGCCATCGTGCGCTTGATTGGTTGGGCTGGTAACTTGACAAGCTCGGGTTCTCAGTTCCAGGGCGTGTTGGCGGATTGATTGAACGGGGCTTCGGCCCCTTTCTTAAACACTTAAAGGAATCATCATGGCATATTCGATTACAAACACCACGCTGGGTTATCAGCCAATCGCCGGTATCGATACCGTTCAGAATCACCCTCTGGGAACCCGTGTGCAGGCTAAAGACCCCACATACGGCGTCGGTGAGTTCATCTACTTGGCTGGCGTGGCTTCCACTGTTACCGGCTCATGGGTGACGTTTGACCAAGACGGCAACACCACTGCACTTCTGGCGGCTAACGCTATCGGCCCCGTAGCCGTGGCAATGTCTGCTAACGTGGCAAGCTCTTACGGCTGGTATCAGATTTACGGTAAAGCCGTAGGTTTGGCTCTGGCTGGCTTTGTGGACAATGCCAACGTCTACGCAACCGCAACCGCTGGCAGCGTTGATGACGCTATCGTGGCAGGCGACCGCGTGAAGTCGGCTAAAGGCGCGTCTGCTGTCGGTACTCCGTCCGCTGGTTTGGCTGAATTTGAGATTCAGTATCCGCTGATGGATGACGGCTTGGCAGCTTAAGTTTCGGTGGCCCTTCGGGGCCATCTTTCGCCCTTCGGGGCTTTTTTAGAGAATGACAATGAGCAATCCTCAATTTCAGTCCAACGTGTTTGCAACCATCTACAACGAAGCAATTCAACTCACTTTCGAGTCTGAAAAGCAAGGTCGTCCAATCTTCCAAGACGTTCCATTTATCCGCATCGCTATTCCCGGTGATTTGAACAACATCATCGAACGCAAGTTGACGGAATCCGACAAGACGAAATACTCCAAAGCGTGGGAAGCGTACCAACGTGGAGAAGCTACCGGGTTCACCGGGACACCTCTGGAACAGTGGCCGCAGATTTCCCGTGCGCAGGTCAAAGAGGCTAAATACTTTGAATGCCACACGGTCGAACAATTGGCAGAACTGTCAGACAGCAACTTCCAGAAAATGGGCATGGGCTTCCGTGAACTACGCGAAAAAGCCAAAGCCTATTTGAACCTGATCTCAGGCAACGCTCAAAGCAATGAAGTCTCGCGCATGGGCGCAGAGATGGAAGCGCTTAAAAAACAACTCGCAGAATTGACTCCTAAACGGGGGCGGCCTGCAAAGATTGAAGAAGAAACAGCATGACCCTCATTGAGCTTGTTCAGGCGGTATGTGATGAATTGATGATCTCTCGGCCCTCAGTGGTCGCGTTATCTCAAGACCCGCAAATAAGGCAGTTATACGCCTTAGTGAACAGGCTCGGTACTGACATTGCAAGGCAGGCGCCTTGGCAGATGCTTAACCGTGAACATATCCTGACCACGGTAGCAATTGACACGACCGGCGACACGACTGCCGGAAGTGCGGTTATCTCCAATATCCCCTCTACAGTGGGGATAACGACTCAGTTTTCTGTAAGTGGGCCTGGCACGGTTCCATTCGCTCAGGTCATATCCGTGGGGACTGGGACGGTTACTCTGAACATGCCAATGACAGAAACCCTCACGGGCGCTGCGTTGGAGTTCTCCCAAGTTGACTACACACTACCTTCGGACTGGTTACGAGAGATTCCCCAGACTGAATGGGATAGAACAAACCGCTGGCCCTTGCTTGGCCCGCAAAGCCCTCAAGACTGGCAATCGTTCAAGTCTGGAATCGTCTATGCTGGGCCGCGTCAGAGATTCAGGATTCAGCAAGGTACACTTAGCATCAATCCTCCCCCACCTAACGGCCTTTTGTTCGCTTTTGAGTACATCAGCAACGGATGGGTTGAAAGCGCTACAGGTGCGATACAGCAACGGTATGAAGCCGATACAGACTTTGCTTTATTCCCTGATTCATTGATGATTACAGGTCTAAAGGCTCAATGGAAAGCAGCTAAAGGTCTTGACGGTTCTTTCGACCTTGGAGAGTTTCGGGGATTGTTGGAACAAATGAAAGCACAAGACAGGAGCGCGCCTGCTTTGAGTCTGTCGCCTTATGGCGGCTCAGTTCTTATGAGTATGGAAAATCTGCCTGATGGCAACTATGGGCGCTAGTCATGCTGGCTAAATCCACGTCCATACCTTCGCCCGTGGGCGGCATGAACGACCGCGATTCAATTGCGGACATGCCTGCTAAAGATGCCGTTATCCTCACAAACTGGTGGCCTTATCCGTCTTATGTCGGAATCAGAAAAGGCTCTCAAGACCACGTTACAGGCTTCACAGACCCAGTTGAAACGGTAGCGGAATATCTCCCACCTTCGGGGGCATCGCAATTGTTCGCCATCGCTGGTGATTCGATATTTGACGCGACAACACCCGGCGCGGTAGGTGCTGCGGTGGTCACAGGGTTGACGAATGCTCTGTGGGAAACGCAAGGTATAACAACCCCTGGCGGCTCGTTCATGTACTTTGTGAACGGTACAGATTCTCCCCGTTTGTGGGACGGTGCTGCGTGGGTGACGGTGACGGGCGCGTCAATCCCCGCAATTACGGGTGTTACGACTTCGCTATTGTCAAATGTGTGTCTGTTCAAAAGTCGCCTATTCTTTGTTGAAAACAACTCGCTTAGAGTTTGGTATCTCCCCGTCAATAGTATCGGTGGTTTAGCGGCATCAATTGACCTAGGCTCTGTTTTCCGTCAAGGTGGCGAGGTTGTTGCTTGTTATACGTGGACGATTGACGCGGGCAACGGCTCTGATGACCACTTTGTTATCTTCACCTCTAATGGTGAAATAGCAGTTTATGAAGGCACAGACCCTTCAAGCGCGTCAGCTTGGCGAATCGTTGGGGTATTCTCATTCGGTAGGCCATTGGGTAAACGGTGCGGAATTAAGCTAGGCGGCGATCTCGCCATCAATACGACTGAAGGACTTTATCCACTGAGTAAGGCTTTGCTATCTGAATCGATTTCGAGGAATGCTGCACTGTCAGACAAGATTCAAAACAGCACTAGCGAAGCATCAACCCTTTACGGGGCTAACGATGGATGGCAGGTAGTTCTCTATCCTAGCGCGAATATGTTGATGCTCAATGTCCCCGCTGGGAATGGGCAGAACTTCCAATATGTCCAAAACACCATTACAGGCGCTTGGGCTAAGTTCACTGGCTGGGATGCTCGCTGCTGGGTTAATTCGTCGCTAGGCTTGTTTTACGGCTCTGGTGATGCAGTTGTGCAAGCATGGGTAGGGAACCTTGATAACAGCATCGGCATTCAGGGCGATTGTTTACCCGCGTTTAGTTACTTCGGACAAAAGGCACGGAACAAGTTTTTCACGATGGTTCGCCCTAACATCCTGACGAACGGCTCTCCCTCGGTTGAATACGCATTAAACACTGATTTTGTCCCACAAGACCCGGCAGGCGCTTTGAACTATGCACCTCCGTCTGGGATGGTTTGGGGCACGATGACTTGGGGTTCAATGACTTGGGGCGGTGCGTTAACCGTCATGTCTGGGTGGAACACTGTTGGGGCTGTCGCTAATAGTGCAGCTATCCGTCTGCGTGTTTTGAATAACGGCGCGGATGTAAGGTTTAACAACGTGGATTATCTGCACCAACTCGGGGGGGTGCTTTGATCTCATGCGATGCCCAACTAATCGGCCCGTGGGTCGCTGAAAAAACAGGCGGCACTTGGACACCCGGACGGGGAACCGCTATCGGGAAAATAGACAAAGACGGGAATATTCAGTGCGGGGTTCTTTACGAGGACTTCAATGGGGCGAATATCGTTTGTCACATCGCTGGCGTGGGGAACTGGGCAACCCGTGAATATTTAAGGGTGATATTTGATTATCCATTCAAGCAATTGAAGGCTAGACGAATCACCGTCCCTGTTAACTCTAATAACGAAAAGAGTATAAAACTTGTCGAAAGAATGGGGTTTACGCTAGAATGCAGCTTGGCGCAGGCTACCCCTGAATCTGATTTGTATTTATTCCGCATGTTTGCGGGGGAATGTAGATTTTTGAAGGCACCGTATGCGTTACATTGAACACCCAGACCAAGACTTAGACCCACGCGGGTTTCAACCTTTGGGCACTATGCGGCTCTATGGTAAGTCGTCACCCCCTCCGGCACCTGATTACATCGGCGCGGCAAAGGAAACAGCATCAGGCAATCTTGAGGCCGCGAAGTACGCTACCAAAGCCAATCGAGTAAACCAGACGACTCCATACGGTTCACTGACGTATTCTCAAAATCCTGATGAAACGTGGAATCAAGTTGAAACGCTGACACCTCAGGCTCAACAGGCACTTGACCAACAACTCACGCTAAACAAAAAGTACGGCGAAGTTGCAAACATCGGCTTTGATAAAGCCCGGTCGATATTTGAGAATCCAGAACTGGATACCTCTGGCTTGCCTCAACGCGCTATCAATGTTGGACAGACCGAACAAGACGCGATTCTTTCCCGCTTAAACCCTCAACTTGCACGCAAAGACGAGGAACTTCGCACGCGAATGGCTAACCAGGGCATCACGCTAGGCTCCCAGGCTTACGGGCAGGAAATGAACCAACAGGGCCAACAGGCTAACGACCTGAGATTGCAGGCGGCTTTGCAAGGGATAAACCTTGACCAACAGAATAGAAGCTCTGCCCTTGAGGAACAAGCCTATCTACAAGACCGACCTTTGAACCTGATTAACGCACTGCGAAGCGGCAATCAAGTGCAAGCCCCACAGTTCCAACAGTTTGCCCAACAACAGACCACGGCAGGCCCGGACATGCTCGGCGCGGCTCAAGGTCAGTATCAAGCGGATATGAACAGCTACAACGCACAGCAAGCGAATAACCCAATGAAAGGACTATTGGGGCTTGGCGGGACTGTTTTAGGGCTTGGCACTGGGATGGGTGGCACTATCGGCGGCAAGATGTTGGGCGGCTTGTTTGGAAGATGAAATGATGGACTACACAAACTTAATGAGTCAGGCGCTAAAGCGTCAAGAGTCTGCCCGTGGAAAGTCTGCTTTTCAGAGTCCTGAAGGGCGCATGGTTGGTGGAGTTTATATCGCTCCTAATCCACTGGAATACCTAAGCGAAGCCCTCAGATCAGCGGGTGCAGGCCGTGAAGCTGAAATGGCAGGCCAAGAGATTCAAGGCTACGAAACCCAGCGCGCTGAAGGCAATCAAAAAGCCCTTGCGGAATACCTGAGAAAAGCCAAAGGACAAGACGCGCAACCAGAGATGATGGGCAACAACCCAAGCGCATACACGCCAGCACAGGCAGCGGTTCCACGTGACATGCAGAGCGCATACGCCTCATTGATGCAAGCTCCTGACCAGTCTATGCGTCAGATGGGTATGCAGGGCCAAGTCGGATTGATTGAATCTGAAGCTAAACGCGCTCAAGCTCTGGCGGAGAATCAGCGGGTTATGGGCCTAATGAAGGCGGCTAAATCGCCACAGGAAGCACTCGCAGCGGGTGTGCCGTCTGAGTTGGTTAAAAACTTCTATGAGTCTGGAAATTGGGGTAAGTCAAAAGTTCAGTTTAGGACTCACTTGACCATTGCCCATTAGTGCGTTAGCCGCGCCGGGGCTTTGTAATAGCTTTTGAATCGCCATAGTAGAAGGTACGGCGGCCAGCGCCCACGGGGTAGTCATTGCCCCACCAGCAAGCGCAGCGCCGATAGCGGTATTTTGCAAAGCCGCACGCGCACTGCCGCCAGTTTGTGCGGTACG